CTACGCTTGGCTCTACGACCCATTTCTCCACTAGCACGACTAGAATTTGAAAATGTTGTCGCATAAGAGTCACTATTTGATTTAGTGGATGGTGAATGAGCTTCATATTCATCCTTTGAAGAAACATCGTTAAACATAAATTTATATGTCAACACCCCAACAGTAGTCAAACTCAACAAGACAATTATACCAAGAATATAGTTTCTTTGATCTCTTAGGCGTTTTTCCTCAGCAATAATTGCATCGACGTCTTTAACGTCATCAGTCCAATTAGATTCTTGGTACATCTTACTAATACTAGCAAGAACCTTCTCAGGAGGAACATCCCCTGTACGATCAAGCTTTGGGTTACCTTGCGGTTCAGCCCATTCTGGGAACTGCATTGCATAATGCTCTTCAGTCATATCACCAGACTTATATTTATCATCAATATAATCCTCAACACGCTTAATCATTTGAGCAATTTGAATATTAGTGAGCCATTGACCCTCATACTCATTTCCAAAATGAACGCACTTATCAACACGAAACATCAAAGTCGGAATATCCGTAGTTTCATCAATCTTCTCTTCACGATGCAACACAACGTGAAAACGACGCAACACTGCCTTATCTTCGGTCATACCAGAATCCCATGTGATGTTGTCATACCTACGACCTACACCAACAATATTCGAAGTTACAAAAACATATTCAGATACAAAGCTGATAGCCCCCTTAAGTGTAAAAGCTTGAGGTACTAGCCAAGTGGCAGTATTAACAGCGCTGATGAGTATACCAAGCTCTGTAGACCTAATCTTAGGATCTTTAACTTTAAGTATATCATCCATAAGGAAAAACATAGGATTAACATAACCTTCCAAAAATCCGTCACCAGTGGTATATTCATAAATGAGGTGTTTACCATAAGGAATTCTGCGTCGAAAGCATATTGCCTTCATTTGATATTCTTCTGATCTGGTTTTACCTGTTTCAGGAGGACCCGTGTAGAACACACACAAGGGCATTTTGCGCTGATTCAAACCTCTTTGAAATGCAGTGAACTTTAAATACGCTGCCTCCAATGTATTTCTACGTTGATTGAAAGCTTTAGTAGCAAAAGGGGGTAGACTCAACATTTGTGGACTCATTGAAGTCTTGGTCGCCAATTCTCGATGATCAATAACAGCTTGCCCAAGTATGGGATTGGAATTGATTGTCTCAAAGTCGGCAGCGTGCTCATCAGTGAATTCAACAATCTTAACAACATCTTTGGCTAATTGTTGATACAATTTGTTAAACGGATCCCAAGAGTATCTAACACGACAAATAACAGATATAACTTGAAGAATAATGTTAAGTGAATTATTCCAACCAGTTTTCTCATAACTTTTAAGCTGCATCTGTAAAACAGCATGTCTCATAGCCTCATCACTCATATTCTGAACTCCAGATGTAGTAATCCAGGATGCGATTGTTGATAAACTATCAATCAATTCTTTATTTTCAGGAACAAAACTACCTTCTCTTGTAGAAATATTAATTAACAAGGGCTCCAAATCTGCTCCTTCAGCATGAGCATGACATATCTGGTTGTACTGACCAAATGAGCACATATAAACCTTTCCATTATATTCAAAATCATATGTAGTTGGAGCAGAGGTGGTGATTCTAGAAAAATCTATCTTAAGGAAAGCACTACGAATTTCATTACTGCGGGTTGCCAACAAATATTCAGCATGTGTTAACGCAACTTTATATTGGTTGTGCATACAAAAGTATATGAAATTAATGACTGACAACATCTCGACTAAAATAATCTGATACTCAGGAGTGAGTTTATAATCAGGATTCATAAGCTCAGTAATGTGGTTCATAGTCGCATCTTTGACGACACGAATAGCTTCACCAAAGAGAATCCCATAACATAAACAATAAATTGTGTATGTTAAATTAACCACGAAGTTATGTAGTTTCTTAGCACACCATATAAAATTCGATTCAGCACCAGTAACTCTATAACACCGCCATGGACTAGATGCAGCTTCACACAACATATAACCATCATGTGCAGGTAATTTCCTTTTAAGTTTATAACTAGAGCCATAAACTGAAACTACAACTTCACCATTGTTAATCACCTCGCCAAACTTACCTTTAATCCAAGAATCCATAGTGCGCATCATACGATGTGCATGTAAGAATGTACCATATTCGGTAACAAATCCTTGTGTCTGTTTGATTTGTTTAATAATTAACATATGGCGCAAACCATTACTATCTGGATAATATAATCGACAATAATTCAGAGCTCGCAAAGTATACTCCCGTTGGGTTTTGTCGGGTTTATACGTACACTTATGAAACCTTAAATATATAGTATTGTAATGATCAACGTACAATGGGGCACTAGGTATAGTGCGAGCTTTAGCTAAATTATACTCCCCAAGAACAAGCGTTCGCTCAGAACGTGGAATAATACTTTCATTATAATACGGTTCAAAAGATCTACCAGTAAGATCACCATCATAATCAATCTTAGTTGCCACAAGCCACATAGCGTTGATTATGTGTATGCCTTTAGTAATCGGTTGTTTACAAAACACAGACATCGCTTTAACGGCAAAAATCTCAGTGTTCAATGCAAGTTTTGAATTAATTATATCATTAATGCTAGTATCATGAAATGTGTACAGATCAAAATTGTTAACACAATATAACATAGAATAAATATAGGAATTAAATTCTAAACGTGAGTGATCCCCATAGCAATTAGCTAACAAGTGGGCAAATCGACGAAGTCTAAGAGGCGAATATGGTAACATACGAAAATAAGATTGTGGGGACAAAATGGACCAACATAAACCAGAATTGGGTTTACACTCTACGTATTGAATCTCTTCTGCACGAACTGGTGGTACACCTGTTTGCTCTTCTTGAAGATTACGTAAACCACTTTCAAAACTAATCTTAAATGCA